AAAATAACAAATAAAACAAATTAATACTTATGTCTAATTCTAAAAACGCTATTCAAGAAATTAAATCTTTGATGGTTAAGTTTGGATTTTTAGCTGAGGAACCTACGTTACAATCATTTAAATTAGAAGACAATACTATTCTTCAAGCTGAGAAGTTAGAAGTTGGTAAGTCTATTTTAAAGATTAATGAATCTTTTGAGCAAGTGTCTTTAGAAGATGGTTCTTATAGATTAGTTGAAAACTTCGAAATTGAAGTTAAAGACGGTTCAATCACAGCTGTAAAAGAAATATTCCTTGATGCAAAATTAGTTGATGGTACAGCCATCAGAGTTGAAGGTGACAGTTTAGTAGAAGGCGCTAAGGTTGTTGTAGTTACAGAAGATGCAGAAATTCCTGCACCAGATGGAGTACACGAATTAGAAGACGGAACTAAAGTTGAAACCAAAGACGGTGTTGTTGCTAAGGTAGAAGAAAAAGTAGCAGAAGCTGAAGATGAAAGTCCTGAAGCTGAAGTTGAAATTGAAGTACCTTCATTAGCAATGGAAAAAGAAGTTATGGAGTTGGTTAAAGACTTTGTAGCTAAAATGGGTGAGAAAATCGCCAAGATGGAACAAGATTATTCTTCATTACAAGAAGAATTTAAGGCGTTCAAAAAAGAACCAGCAGCAAAACCAATTGCTAGTGGTAAAAAAGATTTTAATAAACAATCTAATAATGATGACATTGATGAGAAATTACAAATGATAATGTCATTAAGAAAAAATAACAAATAATTAAAAAAATAATTAAGATTATGAAAATTATGTCAAGAGAAGAATTTGCATACTCAGTGGCTAGTATAGGTAACTATGTAGACCAAGTTGGTGGTGAATTACTTTCAAAAGCGTTAATCGGTGGAACTACCGCTAAATACGCAAACGTACGTTTAGGTATTAAAGGTACACAAGCATTGAACCTATTAAACTCTACAGCGTATTTCAATGATGGTACTTGTGGATGGGATCCATCAGGTACAACAACTTTCACACAAAGAAACATTACAACTTGTGCTGAAAAGTATAACGAAGCTTTATGTTACAAAGATTTGTTTGATACATATCAATCAATGTTGATGGCTCCAGGTCAAACTCAAGAGTCAGTTCCATTTGAACAACAAATTGCTGACTTAAAAGTTAAGCAAATTCAACAAAGAATTGAGCAAAAATTATGGCAAGCTACTACAGGTGGTGGTGATTGTTTTGATGGTTTCAAAACATTAATCTCTACAGGTACAACTGGTGTTGCTAACTCAAGCGGTGTAACTTTCAGTTCATCTGCAGCTTATGGTGTTAGTGGTAACCCAATCACTGAGGTAGATCAGCTTATCAACGTATTAGATGACAACGCAATGAGCCGTGAAGACTTAATCGTGTTTATGTCTTATGCAAACTTCCGTTTGTATGTACAAGCATTAACAAGAGCTAACTTCTTCGCTAACTATATTGGTTCAACTTCAATTGATGCTAATATGGAAGCTGTTCATCCAAACACTAACGTTAAAGTTGTTCCAACTATCGGTTTGAACGGTTCTAACAAAGTTGTTATTGGACCACGTGAATACTTCGTAGTGGGCTTCGATTTGCTAAGTGATCACGAAAAATTAGTTATGTGGTATTCTAAGGATTTTGATGAATTAAGATTAAGAGCTAATTATAACTACGGTGCACAAATCGCATTGTTCGGTTCTACAGCTTATTTCGCTACAAACAACTTAGCGTAAAATATTAAAAAAACAGGAGGGTGAAAGTCCCTCCTTAATAACTAATTAAACTAAATAATAATAATATATGTCTTGCTATATCTCTTCAGGAATTGCTCTAGGTTGTTCTGATGGAATAGGTGGTTTGAAAAAAATCTATATTGTTGGTGGTGCTACCGGTGATATTACCGCAGTATCAAAAGATGCTGATGGTGCTATTACAGGTTCTACAGTCGCTACAGGTACAACTATATATGGTTTTGAACTTAAGAGAAATACTAGTTCTTTAACTCAAAATGTGACTAAGTCATTTGAGAATGGAACTATCTTCTTTGAACAAGTTGTAAACGCTGTATTCTTCAAATACGACCAAGACAAGAGAAATGAGTTAAAAATCTTATCTCAGAATGACCAAATTCAAATGATTGCTGTTGACCAAAATGATGTTCAATATTGGTTAGGTGAAACTAATGGTCTTTATTTGAGTGGTGGTAGTGCAGCTACAGGAACCGCATACGGTGACAGAAACGGATTTGAATTTATTTTCACAGGTCAAGAACCTGTTCCAGCTTCAGTTATTGAAGGTTCTTTAGCGTCTGTTTTCGCAGGTGCATCTATCGTAGGATAAAAAAAAGTAGGTCCGTGGACCGAATTTCTATATCTCTATTCTAAAAAGGAGGGGCGTTCTGTCCCTCTTTTTTTAATTATACCAATTCAATTTCATTTTTTTTATATTTAATATTAGAGAAGATTCGTAAAATGTTATACTTACAAAAAGGACAAGAAAATTCATTAGTACTGAATATCAACAATAATAGCAGAGATACTTTCACAGGTTATACTTTGGAGTTTACCCATATTATGAGTAAAGAAGTAAAAACCTATTCAATTGACATATCTGACCCCGCTGAATATACATCCAATATAAGATATTGTGAAATTATATTACCATTAAATGTGGATGACTTAAACTACTTAGGTCAATATCAATTACTCATTTATGGTGAACCGGATAATGTTAAAGTCTTTACAGGGATGGTTGTATTAGAAGGAACGCAAGAAAGTAATCCATTTACTCAATACATTTCTCCAAATGAAGTAAATGAAAATTATATTTATATAGAAGAATAATTATGAGTGAAGAAATAAAAAAATTACATAAGATAAATTTTGAAAGGGCATCAGTACCTGTATTCTCAGAAGTACTACAAAGAAGCCCGTGGGTTTATTATGGTGATAATAACCTATTACCTCAATATTTTATTGAGTTGTATGATAATTGTGCTATCCATAAAGCTGTTATTACAAGTAAAGTAAATCAGATTATGGGTGATGGTGTTGTATCTTTAAACAACCCAATGGCCACAATTAATCTGATAAATCCAAAAGAGAATGTATCTGAAGTAATGAGAAAATGTGCTTTGGACTTTATGATGTTTGGTGGATTTGCATTAAATGTAATCTGGTCAAAAGACAGAAAGTCTATTGCTGAAATTTATCATATTGATTTTAGTAGAATTAGAAGTGGTAAGTTAAATGATAAAGATGAAGTTGAATCTTATTTTTATTCTGCTGATTGGAAGAACCCGAGAAAGTTTGTACCAATTGAAATTAAACCATTCTCACAAGAAGAAAGTGACCCAAATCAATTAGTTTATTATAAGACTTATGTTCCATCAATGGACTACTATCCAATTCCTGACTGGTCAGCCGGTCAACGTGCAATTGAGATTGACATTGAAACGAAGAACTTCCATATGAATAATCTTCGTAAAGGAATGGTTCCATCACTTTGGATTAACTATACAAACGGTATTCCTGGTGAAGAAGAACAAAGAACTTTGGTTCGTGCTTTGGAAAGTCAATATGGTGGAACTGATAACGCAGGTCAAGCAATCATTTCATTCAACGAATCAAAAGAACAATCTCCTGAAATTATTCAAATCCCTCGTAATGATAATGACAATTATTACCAATCATTAAATGATGATATTAGTCGTTCTATATTGTCTGCACATAGAGTGTCAAGTGCAGAGTTATTTGGTATTGCAACAGCTGGTAAATTGGGTGCTGCGAATGAAATAACTGAACATTCAGAATATTTCCGTAAGATGGTTATTATGCCATATCAAAATTGTTTATTACCAGTATTTGATAAATTGGTTTCATTGAAATTCCAAAAACCAACAACGTTTGAAATTAAACCATTGAGTCTATTCTTATCAGGTGATGTTGTAGAAAATCCAACAGTTATTGATAAACCAGTAACACCTGTTGAAGCTGAGTCAGAAAGACCGGCAATCAATGAAAATATCAAAGGATTAAAAGGAAGAGAGTATCAAGGTTTATTAAGAATCGTGAGAGAATACAATAAAGAAAAAATAACAAAAGCACAGGCTATTCAAATGTTAATGAGTGGTTATGGATTGACACAAGAAGAGTGTGCTGCTTGGTTGGGTGAAGACGAATTAAATTAAATAAAAAATGGGTGTTTTATTAATATCAGAAATTAAATTAAAGAACTTTACCAATATCAATAAAAACGTTGATATGGATGTTCTTAAAGCTGAAGTACAGATTGCACAAGATATAGATTTACAAACAATATTAGGTACAAAGTTTTATAATCATTTATTGTCACAAGTATCATCAACAGGTAATACTTTCAATGCTGATGAAACAACATTGGTGAATGATTATATTCAACCATTTTTAATTCAGACGGCATATTTCAATGCTATTCCTTCGCTTATGTACAGAACGTTAAATCGCGGGATACAAGAAGGACAGAATGAATTTGGTTCACCTGTTGATATTGAAACAATGAAGTACTTAAGAAGTTTGCAGAAACAGCGAGCTGATTTTTATATGACACGTCTTCAAGATTACTTATTGATTGGTCGTGGTCAGAATAAATTCCCTGATTATGTTACTCAATCTACAATCGATGGAATGATTCCCGACCGAGCGGCCAAATATGGAAATGGTATTTTCTTGAAACATACAACTCGTAAAGGATATTCAGCAAAAGATATTGCAAAAACTTATACAGTTTATTCAGAGTTAGAACACGAAAATCCTCCTTGTCAAGATTGCTATTAATATGAATACAGAATTAATTTTAGTTATATCAAACGCACTTACAGGTATTGCAGCATTCTTCGTTGGTAAAAGACGTAGTGATGCTGAGACGGATAATCAAGTTCTAAAGAATCTTGAATTAGCTGTTGGTGTATATGTAAAAATTATAGAAGATTTAAAAAGTGAAATACACGAATTAAATATAAAAGTTCAAGACCTTGAAAAGAAAGTTGAAGAACTTATGGCAGAGAATAGAAAATTAAAAAAATATAACGGACTATGAAATTAGAAATTGTATTACCACGACCAACTGAAGATGAACTAAATTTAGGTTCTAAAGCTGATTACTTTGAAAGAATAATGGAATTAGATTTAGATAAAAAATATAGAATAAGTCAACAAGA